CCCGGAAGGACTAAAGGCCCACGGTGTTGCGCCCGTGCCAGTCGCAGTCCTCCTTCCCGGACCATCTCACCGTCACCGTCGAGCTCCTTACGAGCCGCAATTCAGTATCACCCTACCAGAACGCGGGGGGAAAAATGAACTAATTGCCACTAAGGAGAAAGCGCCCTCATTAGGCGATATGAAACGTGGTACAACTTTAGGGGCGTACACCATCGAAAAATTCAACAAGGTTCAGGAGAACTACCGACAGCCAAAGAGCATTAAGTCGACCCCTCCAAGAAAGTTGAGTCAGGAGATTGTGACGCCCGTATTGTCACGTGAATCATTGGACAGAGAACCTAGGAACAACCTAGCAAAAAATGAAATCGTTTACTTCGGTTGCGGACGCTTTGTTGAGCGAAGACCTACGCACGCCTATGGCGGTGTGCGCATCGGTGAGGCCAGTAACCCGGGGCCCCCAAAGAAGGGCGCGGTAAAACCCACCCAGAAGCACGATCATAGGCTTGCCAGACAGGTAGCCGAACCAAAAAGGAACCGAAAAGTCAAGCTCAGCTTCCACGCATGCAACCAACTTCAGTGTTGCGTTGTCGGACACCACCACGAGAAGGTCCGTGGTGGGCTCGATGGCGCTGCCAAGCGCCTCAGGGAAAAAGGTCAGCTTGAGGAAAGGGAGAAACCAAAGGACGGGCGGAAACCAACCTACGCGCTATGTAAGACCAGTGAGTTTGGGCATAAATGTCCACACGCACACTGGCACGATAGTCTACAATGCACTGTCTGCCCTGTGGAGTGTGATAACGTCTGGGGTGATTACCCGGCACAAGTAGCAGCAATCCAAAATCTTATCCGAAAGGAACCGGCGCAAGCCGCGAAGGAAGTGTCTTCCGTTAAGATTGCTGTTGCACCAATTGCCGAGGAAGTGCCTTATGAAGAGGAAAAGGAGGATGAGTTGTTCCTCGACGAGGACGTACCAGTCATTCCTCCCCCTGTTGTTCAACAGGCACCACCACCACCATTGGCGCTAGCTGCGGTCGCCAGGCCACCTTTGCCCCTTCCGCAAGCACCAATTGTGATTCCTCCCATCCCGGTCAACCCAATCCGCGAGGTTTTGCCGCTAGTCCATCCACTCGACCCAGACATCGACGTACCAGCGCCAATTCTCCCACTCATCATCGACCCTCTTTTAACCGAGCAGAGGATACTGTATACGACACTTAGTTCTACAGATCCATCTAGGGCTGGTACATGGACATACGCCTTTATAAGCTTGTTCGTCCAGCCACAAGCGGGAGGTTCCCGCAATCTCGTAGAGACCCAGTTCTTCGATGAGATACAGGAGTTCGCCAGTGCCAACCCGGATTCCATCGATGAGATGATCATGAACAGTTGCGTAGGCAATTGCATGACATCCCTCGATCAGATCTTTATGGATTGTTGGATTAGTCGTTGGTTGCCATTTCGAGACAGATTGGTCCATGATATGGTCCAACATTTTGGTTTCGTCGGCAGCAGCAACGAGAGCATATACATCAGCATGCTCGAACTTATGCGCACGGACCCGAACATCGTTAGGTACAGCACGCTCAACTGTGACTTTTCCGTGCGCTCAAACACTCGACCAGCAATGTCACGCATCATCTTGGGCGATCCGCGGTACAACATCTACACCACTGCGAACTCCCAGATCGTAGAGAACACCATTTCCTATTTTCATTGGAAACTCCTGATTCGAGACTTTATCACCCTCAAACGGTCACCACCTATGGCCCAGAAATTGGGAAACGCGAAACCCTCGGCACGCATTATGCACCTGAGTCGAGGGGGGCGCAGGTGATACGACCATCAATCTGCGATCCAGCGCTCTGGACCGAGGTGAAACCCTTCTTTTACAATGAGGGCTTTACCGTTTTGTCTGGAGGCAAGTATTGGATCAGGGGGAAGCTATCCTTCCCAAACGGGGCAATCCCTGTAGTGGATAGCACATATCGCACCATGTTCGGACCAGCAGTCCACCACACCGGGTTGATTTATTCGAACTGCAATAATAATCTTGCTGGTGGGATGACGCGCATGACCGCGCTTCGCCCGCCTACCGTCGATTGGGAGATCGACGTCAGTGAGAGAATATCATTGTTGACGGAGGTGGGAGCGCCTAGAGAGGTGATCGATGAACTTCAACGTCGGAGGTACCTCTCATACAGCGCCATGTTGACTGAGAATCAGCGCATATTCATCGAAGAGCACCAGTGGTTTCTCCACAGACTGCGGGAAATGTATGTGCCACACCTACACGACTATTTGGGTGCTGAAGAGGAATGTGTTCTGCATCATGCAGATCCCCATTCAAAGAAGCAGCCACGTGTCGAGGCATACACCAACTTGTTGCACACCACCACTCTGTTCACACGTAAGTGGGTTTCAGAAGTCGTCTATAAGATGAAGAAAAATGAGTGGGCAAAATTTGGTAAATATGCCCGGATGATTGGAGACTTGGGCGTTGAAGCTTCTCTGCATGGTTTTAGGTTGACTGGTTTCCTTAAGGAGGCACAGTACAATAGGGACCTCATCATTAATGGCGTCAACATCGTGTTCGTTAAGAGCCCATCTCAGCGTGGGTTGCGCTCAGTTTTTAATCAACTGATCAATCCACCTGCACGTGGTTACTTTTGCTACTTCTCAGATGATTCCTGTTTTTCGATTCGCATCCATGGTCACGTTTACACTTTTAACCTTGACATTTCATCGTGCGACGCTTCGCACACTCGTTATCTCTTCGAGGCATTGTTGGCAATGACCCCATTGAACGCCTTGAGTGACATGGAGAATCTCATTGAACAACTTCGTTGCCCGATTCGCATATATTCTTGCGATGATCGACGCAAAAGTGTGTTAATCAAGAGCAAGGTCCC